CGCCCCCCTACCTGCCCGACCCCCACATCGCCTTCATCAACCTACCGGCCCTGGAAGCTGCTCTCTACACTCTCCTCCGGCCTACCTCCGCCAACCCACGTACCCACAAGCCTCGGCCTACAGATGTCGGCCCCCACCGCTACAAGCTCCAAGACCTCCCCTTCGGACCCGAGATGAAGACCATCGCCGCCTACTATTATCACTGGACCCGTGAGACCGTCATCGACCGGCTCCGCACCTTCTCCGCGTACATCCGGCCTCGCCGTCGGCCCGGCATGCCCGTCTACACCCGACGACGACGCCACCGCTCCCCGCCCCCCGAGTCCCCCACCCCTCGGGCCGTCGAGCCCCCCAGGAAATCCACCACGAAATCTCCCGAGGAAGCCCTCCAGGAGTTCGTCGAGGAGTCCCCCATATGACGAACCCCCAGGATCCCCATATGACGAACCACCAGAACCCCCAGGACTACTCCCCGAGCACTCCGCCCGCCCTCCCCGAGTCCATCCAATCAGACACCGAGGCGTTCCAGACCGCCCTCGCCAATCTCTCATCCGTCCCCCCAGCCACCCTGGCCCCCTCCTCCGCTGCTCCCCTCATCGCCCCCGCCGAAGAGGAGCAGTGCCTCCTCTCCTTCTTCACCGTTGAGGGGATCTCCCGTGCCCTTGCTACAACCCAACTGACCGTCGAGGAGGAGTTCCGCATCCTGGCTGAGATTGCCCGAGACCCCATCAACCCCATTGTCCGCATGACCGCCCTCGACAAGATCAGAACCCGACTCCGAGACGCCCTCCTGCTCTCCGGCCAGTTTCAACGCTGCGTCGCCACCCAAACCCGAACCAACCCCGACGGCTCAGCCCTCCAGGCCAAGCTCGTCACCACCCGACTTCTCGGCCACGCCGCCGAAACTGAACGGCTCCTCGCCGCCGGTTCCCGCGTCTCCGAGATCCTCGACCTCAACACCCAACCCAACCCCGACGACCTCCCCGCTCTCGACTCGCCCGTCCCCCCTTTACAGGAGAACTCCAATGCCCCAGGAACGTCCGAAGTACCGCCGACCCGCCCCGATCCCGAGGAACGGCTCCCCGGCCCACGCCCCTTCCACCCCTCCGCCGACCCCGGCGCCCTCACCTTCAAACGGAGACCTCGTCCCCGGCCCAACCGAGACCTCGGTGGTGGAGGACTCGCCCAATCAAGCCGACAAGCTGCCGACGCCGCCCGTATCTCTGCCGCCCGCACCGCTACCTCCCAATCTTCAGCCCGACAAGATCCACCGGCAGGCTGTCCGGGCCAAGACGGCCTACCTGATGTTCCGTCGGACCCTGAACTACAACAACATCATCCCCTGGAATAAGCTCCCCCAGGACGCTCGGTTCAGCATCATGGCCGCTCTGGCCCGTCGGTTCGACGATCTCCGAGACGACGACCCCCTCCTCCAGGGAATTGCCAAGTTTGCCCCCCACACCACCACCCGCAGGGCTACCCGAATGCTGGCCCACCTGTACGGCTTCGAGGCCCTCCATGCCTGGCTCGCCACCCAGGGTGCCCCCGCTCTCGACTCGCCTCCGGAGACGACCTGATGCCTGTCCGAATACCGCGGCAAGGCAACCCGCTCTACCCCCTCCCGACGGACTACGCCGCGCTGTCCGCCGAAGGCCAGCGCTTGGCCCGCCTCAATGCGCTCCTGCTCCAGGAGACACCCGAGGACGTAGTCCACGCCTGGTCGTTCTTCCGTCGCTGGTACCTGGAGCCTGAAGATGCCCACTGGTACAAAGCCTGGTGCCCCTCCCCCCCTCTCCACTACCAAATGATTCACGATATGGCGGCCCACAGCCGCAATGTATGGGCTGCTCCCCGGGCCTTCTCGAAGACCACCATCCTCCGAGAAGCGGCCATCCTGACTCTGCTGACACGCCCCTCCTTCGACATCCTGAACCTCCAGGCTACCATCAAGCGTTACCGGCTGGGCATGGATGCCATCAAGACGCTCTTCGAGACCAACAAGTACATCCACGACGACTTCACGGAGTTCTTCGGTGAGCCCATCGTCCCCAAGCGAGGGCGCCGACCCTGGGGCACCGAAACCATCCGGCTGCCCAACCAGTCCACCCTCGAAGGCGGCTCCGTCCAGGGTGCCCTCCGTGGTGCCCGGCCGGACCTCCTCATCATCGACGACCCTGAATACGACGAGGACCAGTCCAACGACCAACAGGCCCTCATCGAGGACTTCGAGCGGCTCCTCTTCAAGACCCTCCTCCCCATGCTCCTGCACGGCTCAGTCATGTTCTGGATCGGCACCCTCATCAGCCGCCAGTCCTTCCTCTACTCTGTCACCCGTGGAGAGGATCCCCGCTTCACCCACTTCAATCGCCGTGTTCTAGGCATCCGGGCGGACGACGGCACCCTCATCTGGCCCGAGCGGTGGGATGCCCAGACGGTCCAAGACCTCCGTACCGAGATGGGTGAGTCCGCCTTCCAGTCCGAATACATGAACAATCCGGGCTCCGTCACCGCCCGCATCCTGAAACTCCACCCGGACTTTGGAACCTACTCTGTAGACGGTCCCGTCCACCGACTGGGCTCCCCCCTGGCCTGCCAGGACTTCTCCATCCACTACAAGCGCAAGATCGTCCAGGGGGACCAGATCACCGTCCTGAATGTCCAGGAACCCTTCGGGCCTTGGGCTTCCCGGCTCTACCGGGCCATCACCGTAGACTTCGTCTTCAAGCCCTCCCACACCTCCGACTTTGCCTGTATCGGGGTCTGGGGCTACGACGAGGAAGACGTACTTTGGGTACTCGACCTCCACCTTGAACGAGTCCGGGGTGCCCCCTTCACCCGCCGTATATTCGAGATGGCCTACCAGTGGCGAGTCCGAATCATCGGGACCGAGTCCGTACCCGCCCAAGAGGAAATCTCTCAGGAAACCGCCGAGTTCGTCAGCGAAATGGCTGCCGGGACCGGCTATGTCCCCCGAGTCATCCCTATCCGATATGCTTCCCGCAAGGCTCCCCGCAACCTCGATGCCCCCACCAAAATCTCCAAGCAAGAACGGATCGCGGCCCTCGAAGCCCGGTTCGCTCGCCAGAAAATCCGCTACCCCCTCCACCGTAAATCCGAGTTTGCCATCGGCCAACTCTTCCACCAGACCGACTATTTCACCCTGGACCTCTCCCTCCTCCGCTTCGACGACGCCATCGACACCCTGGCCATGAGCCAATATCTCCCTCGCCGACGGGGAGACAGACCCCCCAATGCGCCCCCTTCCAACCAGATTGTAGACCTTCTCAGGTCCGGCCGGACTGTGGATCCCGCAACCGGCATCCCCTATGCCGCCTCCGGGTCTTCAGATGTTTTTACACCCGATGTGCTCAGTCGGCTCCGTCGCCAGAAATACGGAGACCGATACACCCAAGAAAAGGAGATTTCCCAATGGCCACCTGGACCCCCTCGCCTGACCTTCTAGTTATCCTGGCACTCTCTCTGGCCGCCATCACTGTCATCGTCTCTTCCGGGCTGACCGCCTGGATGGGGATTCTCTTCCTCCGGATGAGCCGCCAGCAAGCCCTCACCCGTGCGATGGACTCCGCAGATGAGCGGGACCGCATCCTGGCCATCCGTGCCCTGGCCTCCCAGCTTCCCCGCCCCCCCTCCTCTCCATCCGGACTCACCAAAGAACCAGCCGTCCCGTCCCCCACCGTCGGAGTGAAGCTGTCCGGCAGCCTTTGAACGGATGAGGAGCCTGTACCTATATTCCATTTACACACGCCTTCTCCCTGTATACAATAAGGCGCGATGATAGTGATGTGACTCACCGAGTCCGCACCGTACAATGAAGGGAGAACACGATGGCGCTAACTCATCGACTCCGGCGTAACACTCTCAACCCGGAGGACAAGGAAAATCCTCTCTTCCTCCACCGAACCGCCACCCTCGAAGCGGTGGACACCAGCGGTCGGATCAACCTCTTCGGGTCTCAGAAGCCCTGGGCGCCCGAGAAGGCCAACGTCCCCTCCCGGATGGCCCGACCCGGCTACCTCAGTGCCGTCCAGGTGGACAACTCCGACAACGATGAGGCCACCTACCTCAAGCTCTACGACTCGATTGACCCTACATTCGGAACAACCGAGCCGGTTGTCGTTCTGAAGATCCCCGCTCAATCCAATGTGCTGACCCCCCTCCTACTCCCCACGGGCCTCCACTTTAGTGAGGGCCTGTCGCTGGCTTGTGCCAAGGAAGGCGGTGGGGACTGCACTACCAATCCTGACGAGGACGTAACTGTCACGCTGTTCTCGCCCCAGCGGATGACTCTGACTTGAGCCAAGCCTACAAGCCATGAAAGGAGAACGAATATGGCCAGCGCAGCTTTGAAGGTTCTGGACGAAACCCCTGGAAATCTCTCCCTCCTTCGAACAACCGACCTGGAGGACGATGGGCTTCCCAACGTCATGAAAGGCCCATGCAATCTCTACGGAATCTTCGTCCACAACAACGGAGCCGGAACTCCTGAAGCCATCGCCCTCAGACTGTGGGATGACACGGCCCCCACGGTGGCATCCGACGAGCCCGACTTCGTCTTCACGGTGGCCGCCGGGGCAATCACCTTCATCCCTTGCCAACTGCCCTCTGGGATTCCGTTTGCCAACGGGCTCACCATCGCCGCCGAATCAGTGGCCAACGGTGACGTACCCGACTCACCAGTCATCGTCGAACTGTACGCTGGCCCCGCCAGCTAACCGCACTGGGATGGCTCTCGACTCGCCAGCCAGTCGCACGGAGATGGCTCTCGACTCGCCTGATAACTAAGGAGTAGGACTATGGCTCTTTCCTCAGTAACTCCGATGGAGGCCGCAACCAAGACGATCTTGGATGTGGATGAGACCGTGAGCGCCGCCAAGCAGGCGGCTGCCGCAACGGTGTACGCCGTCGAGGTGGACAACCAACTGAATACCAACCCCGTCTACGTCAAGCTGTACGACAGCCTGCATGGCGACGTGACGGTGGGCACGACGGACCCGGATGTAGTGCTTCGCTGCCCGGCCGGAGAGGTCAGCCTGTGGCCTCTGGCGGGTGCTGCGGGCCTGGCGTTCAGCACAGGAATTACTGCCGCCTGCGTGCTGGAGCCGGGCACGGCGGGAGATACCCCCCCGGACAACGCCGTGAACATCAAGCTGTTTGCCTCCGCGTAACATTCCTCCGACTGTTCTTTCAGGAAGGAAGGAGTGTGCCGTGTTCCACCTTCCCAAGCGGGAAGAAGACCGTGTGACCGTCCTCAATCAGATGAGGAACGCCGCCGACATGGAGATTCTTCCTTTCCGTGTCCAGTGGCTGGTCAACCATTGGTGGTTGCAGGGGTACCGGAATCTCCGCCGCGATTACTTGACGGGCTCTGTAGACGCCAACTTCTTCAATTACGAGGATGCTGACCTCGACGACCTGAATGGTGTTCCTCGAAGCCGGGTCCGTATCGAGGAAGTCGTCGTCAAGTACCAGGCGGAACTGGGCCGACTCCTCAAAATGGACATCCGGCCTTCCGCTGCCCGCAAGGGCTTCGGACTGGACTCTATCCGTAAGGCGGCCGCCGCTCGGGTCATCCTCGAATATCTGACCGGACCAGTCTGTTGGGACACCTTCAAGCTGACCTTGTTCCCCAAGCTCCTGACCTTTGGGTGTGCGGGAATCGGTTGTTGGGCACGGGCCTCCACTGAGGATGGGTCCGAGTCCAAGCCCCAGATCCCCTCCGCCGAGGATGACTTCACAGGTCGAGACCAATCCGTCGATACGGACCTCAACGTCATCCGGGGGCTGGTGGACGACTCTACGCTTCTCCCTACGTCGTCACCACCCTCCGCCATCGAGTCCCGGCTGGCCCTTGAGGTGATTCCGCCCTGGCAGCTTCTGCCTATTCCCCACCGGCCCACCACTCCCGATGAGGTTGAAGGGATCATCCGACGAAGGTGGGTAACACTGGATTGGCTCAAGAGCCGTTCCGGGCTGAAGCTACCCCGTGACCAGGCCAAGCTGAATCTTCGCGACGCTCCCTACGGCATAAGGCCTGATCCCTCTTCACCCATCGAAGTAACCTTCATGACGGGCTATGATGCCCGCACCCAGGAGTCTAACCGTACAGGTTCGTCCGGCCGCTCTTCCTTCACTCAGTATGCCCAACTCGAAGAATACTTCCTGCTCCATGACGAGAAGGACCGCCTCTGCCGGTGGATCGTCAAAGTAGGCGACCACATCTGTGCGGACTACACCTATGAGGATCGTTCCGTCTACATGCCCATCGGGATCTCTCGGTACCATCCAACCGGGGGATTCTATGGTCGATCCTTCGTCGAACTTCTCATCCCCTTAAACCAAGAGCAGGAGGAGATGGCCTCCATCCTGTTCGACACGGTCAAAGACCTGTCGGCATTCGGCACCCAACTGGTCCCAGCCAACATCGGTATCTCCAAAGAAGAACTCACCCAGCACCGTCACCGAAACAAAGTGTTGCTCTACGAACCCGACCCGACAGTAGACACTCCCAAGATCCTCTCCATTACCCCTGTCAACTTCAACGATTTTCCGGGCAAGGTCATGTCGGTGGCGAGCCAGATGATTGACCGCCTCACCCAACAGAACGACCTGATGCGTGGTGAGGCCCCCGGTCGTGTCGATAGCGCCCAGGGGCTGGCCTTCCTCCATGAGACTGGCTCAACACCTCTGGGTGTCCCAGCCAACTCTATCGCTCAGGGGCTCACTCAGGTCTATCGGGAGATCCTGGCGGCTGCTCCGGACCTCCTGTCCGGCCGTCAAGCTCTTCCTCTCCTGGGTATCGACGACAACCTGGTCGGGCTGGTCGTCAACCCAGAGGACGGCACCATCAGACTGAATGCTACCAACTTCCCCAGCCCCTCCGAGGTTGAACTGGGAGTCCGGGACAAGCTGCCTGGCCCTCCCACCCTCCGGGAGCAGAAGCTCCTCTCGATGCTCAAAGCCGGGATCATCAACCCCGTCGAGTTCCGCTTCACCGTCTGGAAGGAAAATCTGGACATCCCTGTCGCCAACTGGGCCGAACAGGAGTCCTTCCGCAAGGCCACCCTCCAAGTTCTTCTTCTCTTTGGTGATGGGGAGGAGCCCGGCCAGATTATCGCCAGCACTGCTGCGGACCAGCCTGAAATTCACCTCATGGTCATCAGCCAGTTTATGGCCAAGATCGAGTTTCAGTATGCGTCTACCGCCGTCCGGGAAGCATTCGAGAAGCTCAAGCAGACCTACATGAGTTTCCTGGGTCGAGGCTACCCAGACCAGTTGCCCTACCCGGAGGACGCCGCCACGCTCGAACAACAGGCCGGCCCCCCCGGTGGTATGCCTCCAGGCATGGGAGGAGGCATGGGAGGGGGCATGAACATGGCAATGATGGGGAGAGGGGGCGCTCCGGGGTAGTGTAACCGCAGACCCGGCTCTCGACTCGCCCTGACGTGGTTCCGATGAAGTCGAAGTAGTCCGAGGAAAGACAGACAGAAAGAAAGAAAGGAAGGAAGAAATCATGCCTTCAGAACTTCATGATGCAGTGAATCCCAGTGATCTGAGTCCCGATGTGCCATCCCCGGAGGATGCTCCCAAGACGGAACAGGCCGTTCGCAAGACGGACGACGGCCAGTATGTCCTGAAGGTGGGAGAAGCCGAAAAGACGGTGTCCGAGGCAGAACTGTTCCGCCTTGCTCAGCTTGCCCACGGTGCCCATCAGAGATTCGAGGAAGCCGCCCAGCTTCGTCAGAGTACCGAGAAGCTGGCGGGCACCTTGAGGGAGGCGCTGCTGCGGGCGGATCAGGGGGATGCAACGGCCTTTAATGCGGTCCTCCAATTCATGGGAATCGACGACACAACTCGACAGGCCAAGTTAACGGAGTATACTCAGGCGTGGGCTGCCGCGCGTGGCGACGGCTCTCCCGACAACCCGGACGAGGATGAAGAGGAGGATAACATGGACGAATCGACTTTGCCTCAGGAGACGCCCCCCCAGACGCCACCGGGCCGACGTGAGAAATCTCCCCCTGCTCGGAAGACCCAGTTGGCCCTGGACGATCTTCCCAACGAGGTTCAGGAGGCCGTCAAGCTGATCAGGCATGAGGGCTTCATCAACCTGCTGAAGAGGGCGGCCCAGGACTACAAGGACGCCGACCGCCAGAAAGTTTACGACGATGTGTGGTCGGATGTTGCAAAAGACTCCGACTTGAGTAGAATTGTAAGTAAGGGTGGCGCCCGAGCCGAAAAGCTGCGGGCGCTGACCGAGACATTGACGAGAGGCCGGATTCACGATGGTGAACCGTGGGGTCCAGGACTCCGGGCCGCCGTAATCAAAGAGTTACGGAGCCTCGCACAAGAGTTCGGGACCGGGAGCGGCCCAATACCCATACCAGGACTTGGTGCCGGTCCGGGGATCAGCCACGTTGAAGCCCAAGCCGAAAAACCGCCGGACCGAGTGCCGATGTCGGACGAGAAGTGGAGCGAGACCATCGCGAAGCGGTTGGCCCACGCGGTGTTTCACGGCCAGGGTTAGCAGCCCTCAAGCCTCCAGACTCCAAGCCTTTGATCCTTAGTGTATTCTCCGACATCCAAGCCATTGGCCCCGGAGCACTGTGGGTTCCCATGTGGTAATGGGGACAGTGCATCGTTTCGAGGCTTCGCTTCTCCGCTCTGTCGGAGAGGCTTGAGTGTGAGGACTACACTGTGGCTAATCTTGCTGATTCCATTGAGAAAATCGTTCGTGAGGAACTGTCCCCCGGTATTCAGGACGCCCTCGTCGAACTCGACCCTCTGTTTGCGGACATCAAACAGAATACCCGGTCGGCTTCCCAGTCTGAAATTGGTCGGGACTGGAAGGCCATCATGACCTTCATTACCTCGCTGGCCGGGTCTCTCCGCGCTGAGGCGGACACGGCTATCGAGGGCGACGACCTCTCCTACGGAACCGGAGCAGGGGAGCCTGCCGTCATCTACTCGCCCAGCGTGACCTGGCCGAGCATTGCGGAATCACCGGCTCCTGGCTACGTCCAAAGGACGATCCAACTGAAGCGGTGGAAGGGCAACATGTTTGTCCCCCACGACATCCTGCGAGCGGATCGTCTGACGGCCTCCATCGGTTCCCAGGTGGCGGCTACCATCAAGCAGACCGCTCGGATGGTGGCCCACCACAAGGCCAACCTCTTCATGGCCTCCAACGCCACTACCCGGCCGCTGGGCGTTATCAGCGCCGTCATCACCAACGGCACGACCAGCCAAGCGGACGCGGTGGTCTCTCTGAAGACCTCTACGCCCTTGAGGCGACTCCAGCCGGGCATGGTCGTGGATGTCCACGACGCAAGCAACTCCTGGGTACAGTTGAATGACCAGACGGCGGCGGAGAACGTGGTGATCGTCAAGGCGGTCGATCCCGTGACCGGCTACGTCACGCTGACCCACACGATAAGTACCGGCAGGTGGGCGGCCAACTTGGCGGAGGACGATGTGATCGTGCTCCGCAAGTCGTTCGACGCATCCGGGGGCCTCGGGTACGGCCCCAAGGGTCCGATGTATTGGATGGTGAACAGCGGTTCGGTCTACGGGCTGAACACGGCGTACTACCCGCAGTTCAAGTCGCTTATCCAGGCGGTCTCCGGGACGCTGACCAACGAGGTGCTCCGTAAGTACATCGGCACCTACATGAACGCACGGTCGGTGGGCTGGTGGCCGGACACCCTGCTGACGACTTCGGGAGTCCTGTCGGACTACGTCGGCGAGACGGACGACATCCAGCGGTTCCAGGTTCAGGGGGCTCCGGTGAACGTGCGGGGCGGCTTCGCGGCCGGGACCACCTTCACCTACGATGGGCGGACGTTCCCGATTCGCACCTCGGCCCTGATGCCGGGTGGCGAGCTTTGGGGCCTCCGCCTCAAGGGGAACATCACTCGGTACACGCCTCCGAAGCTGCCCGGCGCTGGTTCGTCGGGCGAGTTCGACGGCGACATCGAGTTCGTGGCTCCTCTGGGCGGCCTGAAGGGCATCTGGAAACACACTACGGTGAACGATGCCCTGTCGCCCTACGTCGAGGCCCCCTTCGAGTGCATCGAGGAGTACGCACCGGAGATCATCCCCGGCATCCGGCTGACCGGCCTGACCGAATGGACGGCCTAACCGTCCGGCTGGGCCAGACAACTGACCGATTGGCCAGGTCAGATAACTGACCGATCGGCCAGGACCAATAACTGACCGATTGGCCAGGACCAATAACTGACCGATTGGCCAGGACCAATAACTGAATACGTCCCGAGACAGGGACATCGTGAGGCGGTATCCATGACGCCTCGTTTGAGACTTCCTTTCTCTTCCCTCGGAGGGCCTCTTTCGATTCGTCGGGAGAGGCCCTTCCGTAGGAGGACCAAGACAAAGTGGAGGCCCGTGACATGCAATCTCCCAACATCCTGACTATCCGGCGGAGACCCTCCGACCATATCATCCAGCGGGGTGAACTGTCCGATTTCCTGAAGCGGCGGTTCCCCCACCTCCCGATGTTCGTGTACCGGCATGCCAAGACCCACAACTGGGTGATTGCCTGCTGGGCCGACAAGTCGGAGGGCACCTTCGTCGAATTGATGGCCATGCCTGACCCTTCCGGGTTTACCCGCGAGGACATGACCCGCCTCGATGGGTGGGCCAACCATCGGTTCATGTCCAACAAGGAGTGGGCCGCACTGATTCGGTCCCACGAGAGATCGCAGGCGAATGAGGCCTTCGATGACCAGGCTCGCACTCGGGATCGAAACAGGTTCATGGGCCGCAAACTGGGGAGTGACCACCCCTTCTTCGATAGCTCGGGCGGCTTCCCCGTGGACCTCCAGTACACCTGACCGCCGACGGCGGAGAAAGGCCGATTCTCATGTCAACCGCGACCGTCTCGCCGTTCATGCTGACTCGGCTCATTGAGTTGATTCGCCAGTACACGGACGAGCCCGCAGCCAAGGCCAAGTACAAGGATGACGACTGCCTGGCTCATGCCGAGGCCGCCTTCCAGTCTATCCTCATGGAACTGAACGGGGCGTCGGACAACCCTCTTCTCGTCCGCCACACCATCACGGTTCAGACAGGCATCTCCTCATACTTGCTGCCCCCTTCCGTGGAGCAGATCCGCCAAGTAGGCATCCGTAACGAGGAGGGAGTCCTCCAGGCCGTTATCGACCCCCGGCCCAGTGGCTCGTTCTACGGACCTGGTTTCCGGCTGGAGGGTCGAGTTCTCCGGTTCGACTCGCCCCCTCGCCTGTCCGCCGACCTGGACCTCGAACTGCTTTATGTGCCCAATGGAGACTTCCGACTCCACTATGGTACCGTTGAAGGGGGGACGGCCGCCGTCATCGACAAGGATG